AGTTCTTATTTCATTAAATGTTCTCAGAATTTCTCCTGCTGCAGGTAGTAGTTGCTCTCCAAGTTCCTCTCTAAGTTCTTGTGTAGCACTTCTTGCTATAAGAGATTGTGCAGCAAATCCCTCTTCTTCTCTTTTTGCATTACCTATTTGCACTGATGCTTGTTGAAAAGCTAGTTCAACTGTTGCTAATGCTTTATCTTGTCTAGTTAATTGATCAACAGAAGTTTTCCCTGTCATCTCAAATGCTTTAGTTTGTACCTCAGCTTCTCCAATAGCTATACCATAAGTTTTAAGTGATTCTCTTTCCCCAACTATTGCTGATCTAAATGCTTGTAATACAGGCTCTGCACCTGCTGTTATGTTATTGAATGATGCTATATCTCCTGCAAGATTAAATAGTTCTGATGATAAGTCTGCAGATTCTTGTTGAGTAAAACCAACACCCTGTGCTACAGATCCTAATACAGCTACTAATTGTTGTGCTTCTGCTTGTGTTAAACCAAATAAGTTAGCATTTTCTGCAAGTTGTTCATTGAGTTTTTCTGCAGCTTCACCAAAAGTAGTTCCAAAAGCTCCTGCAGCTTCTTGAGCTGAACTAGCTGCTTGTATAGCAGACATAGAAAAATCTAAAAGAGATTTAGCTGCTAAACCTGCTGCACCAACAATAGCTGTTGCACCAAGTCCAGACATTCCTGCTGCAAATTGTTCATTTTGTTTTGCAGAGTTTTTTACATCTTTATCTAGTTCTTTAGTTGATTTAGAAACTTTATCTAAACCCTCAGATGTTTTATTAGCTCCTGTTAGCTTTAGGAACATCTCTAAAGTTGCTCTTGCCATTATCTCCTCAGTTTTGCTCTAGCATTAGCTTCTGTGATAGCTTTCTGCTCTTTTTTGTTTCTATCTATGTAGTATAACTTCCAAGACTCAAATTCTTGCATACTCATATTTTTTCTAAGAGCATCTACTGTCATGCCTAAATCTAAAGCTAGTCTAAATTCAAAAGCCAACTCTGTATTATTCTGGAAACTCAGAGGCTATAGAAGCCTGATCCTCCTTAGTCCAAGCCATGCACCTGTAAATACCTATAAGAACTTTATCTACTATTGATGGTGTAGCTTTACTATAAAACTCCTCAACCTGTTCTAAATCATCAAGTTGTGGATCTTTTAAACCTTTTAGCAAAAGGTGTTTTTCAAATAAGACTTCATCTCTTATTCCATCTTTTTCAGATAGTTCATTGATTTCTACTGCATCAGCTTTAGTTAACCCTGTAACTAATACTGTTGCATCCCATTCAGGTATCTCAATTTCTTTTTCTGGTAAAGATGGTGCATTAGATATATCATCCATGCTAAGTCTTTTCATGATAACCTCTTTTCTGTTGTGAATTACTTAATTATAGTTTAAGCAGTTCCCTCAGTTACATCTCCAGAAACTTGAAAAGCAGCTGAAAAACTTACAGCTCCTCCTACATCAGGAGTTCTATCATAACTTGTACAGATAGCCTCTCCAGATGCTTTAGGATTTCCTCCTGTAGTTCCAATTGGATAGAACTCAAAAGATCCCTCAACACCAAGTATTCCAGATAAGTAACCATCAACAGTTGCATCAAAAGAGCCTGAGATTGTTATTGTTGCATCCTTTAGTCCTGCTACATAAGCTTTAGAACTATTAGAGAATGCTGAAACCTCTGCTACATCAGCAGTTCTTGAAATAGCAACATCTGTAAGAACATTAGAAATATCTCTTAATGTTCCTCCAGAATCATCTATTTTAAAAGCTGCATTCTTTCCATGTGTAAATGTTGGCATTTATCTTTCTCCTATTTTCCTTAATTTATCCCTGTGCAAACCCTACAGCAGCAGTTATTGAGCCTGTTCCACCAAAAGTTAAAACTGCTCTTGCATACCTATTAGGATTACTTGCACTTGTTAATAGCTCAGAAGTAGAGCCTGTTGCTTGAGTAAAAGTTATATAATCACTCCAAACTGCTCCATCTGTGCTTGTTTGTATTTTAACATCTAATGTTGGGCTTCCTGTACTTGCTGTACAATGTAGAACTCCTGCACCACCATTAGTTCCTGCAGCTCCATAATCAACTTGTGTTTCATTAGAGCTACCTGTTACAGCAGTTGGAGTAAGTAAAGACTTACCATTATAAGCATCTCCATCAAATTGGAATGCTACTGCTACTGCAACAACTGATCCTACATCTGCTGATCTATCATAGGAAGTTCCTATTGTGTTTCCAAAAGATACAGCATTCCCTCTAGTATATCCTATAGGTGCAATGGAGAATGCTGCACCAGATCCTCCTAGCTGAGATAAAAACTCAGCATCTGCATCAGGATCTGTACTTTCAAAATAACCTGAAAGAGTTACAGTCCCATCTTTAAGTCCTGCAACATAGGTTTTTGATGAACTTGAAAAGGTTGAAGTTTCAGCAACATCTGCTGTTAATGATAAAGCTGCATCTGTTAAAGTTGTTGAAAGATTAGTGTTATCTAATAACACAACAGCATTTTTACCATGATTAAAAGTAGGCATTTACTATTCCTCCTCCTCTTTCATCATTTTACTATCAAACTTAACTGCTGCATTATTCTTGATTAATGATTTAGCTATCTTTTCAGGCAAGTCTAAAACTTCTCCTGCTTCAACTCTTTTATCTTTTTTATCTAGTGAAAAATCACTTCCTATTAAAATTTTTATTTTCATTATGCTATTACCTCTACATTGAATGTTACACCAAGAAAGCTAGTTCCCTGTGTTACTTCATATTCTCCATAATCACTTGCACTTATAACTCTAACAGACATAGCTGCACCTCCCAAAGTAGGATCACTTTCTATTGCTGCTTTTACAGAAGTTGCTCCTGTACTAGCTAAATAGTTATCTACTTCATCTTGAGCAGTTTGTGCATCAATTCTTGATATATACACTATAACAGGTATCTCATAGGTATCAGCACCTCTTGCCATTGTTGAATCATAATTTAAAGTATTTAGTGGTGCTACTAAAGCTATAGGTGGATCTATGAAATCTGGCACATACTCATAAGCAGTTAAACCTGAAATAGTTTCTAAATTAGTTTTTAATCCATCTCTAATTGATGTAAGTAAAGCCATTATCTAACACTCCTAGCTATATCTCTTGCAATCAATTCTAACATCTCTTGCCCTCTGTCCTTAATCTCTTTCTGTTTCTCATAGACTACACCACCAATAAATGGTTTCATCTTTAAACCTCTTTTAGATATTGCTCTAGCAACTAAAAAAGGATTCATTTTTGGTTGTCCTCTTTTAGCCCACTTAGCAAGACTACTACCCTCTTTGTATGGTGGAAAGAATGGTTTAGTTCTCCTAATTGGGCTAAATCCTCTAAATATTGGCTTACCATGTATAAATGGTGCATATTGTCTATCAGTAGCTAGTTTAAAGCCCTCAGACATTCTAAGCCTGTTTGTATTACCTAATTTAGCAGTAAATACACTTCTCCTAGTTGCACCTGTATTCTTATTGCCTCTCCCTGCTTGTGATCTAGGAGATGGATTATTTTCTAAAGCATTTAAGGAATCTTGTTTTAATTCTTTTGCTAATTCATTGAAGTAATCATTACTTCTTTTATTCCAGATTGTTTGTGAATTTATAGACCTAGATAAGTCTAAAGCTCCATTTAGTGTTAATTTCATACACCATATTGCCTGTTGGTATTTATAGCAGTAAGTCCTGTGTATGGTCTGCCTGAAGCAAAAGTAGTAGTAGATTTTTTATAGTGTTTTAGCATTGTTTTTACATCAGGATCTAACTCTGATAAAAATATAACAGGAGCTTGTCCTGTTTCTGGATTACCACTAAAACCCATTGGGCTATTCTTTCTTTGCCAAAATCTAGCAGATTGAATTAGACAAGCCTGAGTAACAGCAGGAGGTTGATGATTATTTCCACTTTGTATTGGAAAGCCAAAATATGCTGTTACTTTAAGACCTCTCCTGTGTTCTGTTGGTAATATTTTGCCTCCATTCTCAATAGCCATATAAATCTTATCAAAAGGCATTCTAGGCTGCATTTTATCTGCATTGTATGGTGCTAAATAATAATCTGTATCTCTTACTAATGTTTGATTTACTGATCCATCAGCATTAAGTGTTTGAACTATTAAGCCTGTTGTAGTTGAGATATCATCTACTTCTATAAAATCCTGAAACTCACAATCATAATATCTTTCTTGTAAGACATCTGTTCCAGAATCTTTTTCAACATAAAATACTCTGCCACAAAATTCATCTATTAAGTTTGTTGCTGCTTGTAAAGCATAGGTCAAGTTGGTATCTTGTGCAGTACCTGATAACCCTAACCATCCTTTAAGTTCATCAACACTAACATAAGTATGAATTGCAACAGGCATTATTTATTACTTATTCTCTGATGGCTTTACAGCTTTTGTTTCAGCTTTCTTAGCTGCTTTTTTATTAACACCCTCAGGAATAGGATCTCCCAAACCTGCAACAAGTGTACCTTTTTCAAAAGGATTTTCTTTACTTTGTTTCAATTTTCCAGATTCTTTGTCTTTCCAGACTTTTTGCTCTGGTTTTTCTACTAATTTCATATTTTTCTCCATATCCCAAGCAGAGCCAACAACCTGTGTTGACATAACAAAAGTGTGGCTCTGCTTAGACATAATCTATTTATTCAATATCTGCTATTGAAGTAAATGCTTGTGGTTTATATACAGCTAAAGCATATCTTAATGAAGCCTTAACAGTAAGGATGTCCTTACCAAAGTCTCCATCAGCAGCAGAGTCAGAAATTTGTAATTCCATTCCTCTCCTGAATACATGGTTTACTGCAAGTCCACCACCAAATTTACCTAATACAACATCAACTGAGGAGCTAACAGCTCCACCAATTTGAGATGATTTTACAACAGGTAATCCCCAAATAGTTGGGCTTCCTGAGAAAGCAGAAGCACCTAGCATAAAGTTGTTGTTTCCATCAACTTGTCCTGCTATTGCTTCATAAGCTGCAGGAGACATGACAATAGCATCTGGTGCTAATTTACCATTGACTTCTACATCTTTGATACCCTCTAGGATTGTTCTTAATTTACCACCAACAGTGTCAGGATAAGCTCCTGCTGAATAAGTAATTGCATTAATACCTGATTGGTTTAATATACCTTTGATATTTGGTGCAACACCATCTCCTCCAATTACTTGAAGTTCTAATCTTTGCAAGACATGATTAGCTAATCTGCCATCAAAGTATGCTCTTGCTCCTGCTTGATCCTCTAACAATTCACTAGTAATAGGTAAAGTTGTTATAAATTTTCTAACAGGTGCAGTTACAGCTGCATAGCTGAAAGCATCCTCTGGAGCTGCAGTAGCTTCTGCAGTTTCAGCAGCATTATTTGTTGCTGTTTCTTGCAAGAAATAGTATGTTGTCTGATCTGTATTAATTGAATCAATCAAATCTAATACAGGATTTGGATCTGGCTCTATAGCAGGAATAACTTGCTGATAGATGGTATCTCTTGTCCATACTGAAGTTGAAACTGTTGTTTTAGCTTCAAAAGGAACATTTTTAATACCATGATCCACAAAAGACTTATAAGCATTTGAATCTAAGAATTGTTGCCCAAGAGTTTTTGGCTCATCAACTTCTGGCTCTCCATATACAGGCATTCCAGAAACTTTTTTAGAGTTATCCATTTCCTCTTTGAGATTAGATTTCTTTTCCTCAAGATCTTGTAACTCAGTGATTTTATCTCCAAGTTCAGCTAATTCATCATTTCTTTTTTTAATTTCCTCTTTTTGATCTGATGATAGTTCTGATAAATCTTGAACAGAATCAAATATCTTAGCTAAGTCCTCACTCTTTTGAGCCTTTTCAGCTCTCATTTGTTTAAGTGTACTCACTATTTTTCTCCTATTTAATTATTGTTCATTAAGTTCTTTTGAACTTCAATAAACAGCTCATTATCTTTAACAGGATCATATCCATACTCTGCTATGACATCATCCAACTTAATATAAATTGCATTTAGTCCTGCCAAGTATGTGCTTACCATCTCTGTAGATTTTGAGCTTAATGTTTTCTTTTCAGAGTTTCTTAAGGATGCAAGATCCTCTATTCTCTCTGTGAATGCCTTTAACTCCTCAAGAGAAGCTACAGCATGTTCTCCAAGCCTCATGCCCTGTTGGGATGATTTACTGACACTTGCATCAGTTTCACTTGAAATCTCTAAACCTTTTTCTTTTGCACATTTTCCATCTTTGCCATAAGAACATTTTTTATATTTCTCATCCTCTGGCTCTTGTTCATCTGGTGTATCTATTTCCTCATCAAAACTTTCTAAGCCTGATTTAAGAGCTTGAACAAAGCTATTT